GGTTCATTATGGTTTCCAAGTCTTCTCTTGTAATACCGGATCCACCTGCTGCCCTGACAGCTTCTATTGCCATTTCCCTCAGCTTATTCTCAGGAGCTACAACTTCTCCCTGATGCAGGTTATCACCGATCATGGCAAGCTGTGGTGTGTTTGGCTTGACGTATGCCCCCTGTGCCAGATGCGGAATGGTTGGTACTCTCGGAAGAGACATTCCATAATGACCATAATGTCTTGTTCCGGTAATCGGATTTTTAAAGTCATAGCTGAATGAGAATGCGTTTTCAATTGCTGCCAATCCTGAATTCAGCTTGTCCATTAATCCATTGATCAGATCAATCACGGCATTCAGCGGTGCTTTTGCCAGTGCTATAAGGGAATCAAATACTCCTCCGAAAATTTCCTTAATTCCATCCCATGCCTGCTTCCAGTTGCCCGAGAAAACACCAGTAATAAATTCCACAATCCCGTTGAATACGCGTTTTATATTTCCCCAAATGCGCTGTACGGTACCAAGAAATGTGTTTAAAATAGTGCCTAATGTTCCGAAACTCTTTGACCAGTCTGTCTTGAACACGTTCTGAAGCCACTGGGAGAATTCTGAGAACTTGTTTTTTATGATATCCCACTTTGTTTTGACCGAAGTCGTAATTGTATTCATGGCATTGCCGACATTAGTACGCAATGTTTCAAACGCTGATACTGCGCCATCCTTCAGGGCAATCGTCTTTTCTACAACCCAGTCTTTTAAAGCAAGAGCTGCATTCTTGACAGTGTCCCAGTTCTGCCATAGGAGTACACCTGCTGCTATAACTGCTGCAATGGCAATAGCTACCGGACCACCCATGGCAGTTACTATGGCTTCCAGGCCACCAAGGATACCTCCCGAACCGGTCATCAGGGCGATTAATCCTGTAGCATAGCTACTTATGGTGCTGATTGCGCCGGTTATCATTCCAGCCAGTTCCACAATCTTTCCTGCTGCAAACGCCCCTATAAGAGCAGCCCCAAATGCTTCTATGATCCACTGATTATCCCCAAGGAAATTCGTGACTCCTGTCAGGACATTAATCAGTGAAGGGATTGCTGTCTCTATCACCCATTTCAGCATAGGTAGGATTACTCTTTCGTAGATTTTTCCTGCTATATTGCCGATCATTTCCACCAGCGGAGCTATCGACTCAAGAAGTCCTTTAATCGAATTGAGTAGTGGGTAAAAGTCCAGCTTGCCAGCCCATTCAGCGGTAGCTTTTGTGATTCTGTTTATAAAATCCAGTTCCTTCTGGTAGAGATTTGCAATAGCCTGAAGGATACCGGTTCCGACTTTGTTTTTGTTCCATGCCTTATCCAGCTGTCTCGCAATGTTTCCTATTGTTTCAAAAACATTCTGCGCAATCTGGAGCATGGTAGTAAGCATCTTCGTGCCTGTGCCATTGGTCCATACTTCTACCAGGCTCTTTCCAACACTTTTGGCAAGTTTTCCCAGATTTTCAAAAGCATAGTTTGCAGAATCAATGGTACTTTTTCCTTCTGCTTTCCACGCATCCTGAAATGGTTTCCAGAGTTTTTTCAGTAGTTTAGCCAATTTCTCAGCTGATTTGCTGGTCTTATCAAGAACCGTATCACCCTCAGCAAGGTTTCCGAAATCAACCGCGCTTCCAAGTGCTCCGGTACCTCCCATTCCGTTTGATGGAGAGGAAGAATTGCCGGAACTTGAATCTGACTGTGAATCCAGCTTATTAACCTTGTCAAAGCCCATGAGGGCTTTCATCTTTTTCGCCGCGTTCTGTGCTGCCTGTCCAACCTTATCTGTATTGCTTGCCAGATTGGACGCGGAATCAGACGCATTTTCCAGACCGATTCCTGCATCATCTGCTGCTCCTGCAACTGCCGCTACGCCGCTACTGTCTGAACCACCGGATTTATTTCCCGTGATCAGTTCCGTAAAGGACTTAAATGCATTTGCCAATGTAGCAAGCTTCCCGATCACCGTATTGATTACCCGAATAATCGGAGTAAATAAGTTGATCAGGCCCTGTCCGATCGTTGCCATGAGAGACTGCATCTGCAGACTCAGTACCCTGCACTGGTTCGCCCAACTTCCGGAAGTGCGTGCGAAGTCACCCTGTGCGGCTGACAGCTTATCCTGTACGAACTGATAACGTAGGGCTACCTTTTCCGCTTCGGACATTGCCGAAGTTGTTTTCCCAAATCCATTCGCCATAGCGTAGGAATCAAGAGCTGTCTGTGTCATTACGACACCGAGATCTTTTAAACTTTCCGTTTCACCGGTAAATACCGATTTTAGCTTTGTGTATGCCTCGTCCTGCGAAATGTTGTAAAACGACGCCACATCACCAGCCAGTCCGGTCAGGGTTGAACCCATATCGTAAGCCTGCTTTTCAGTAAACCCGAAAGCTTTTGCCATGGCACCGAATGTACCGGTGTACTGTTTCGCCATGGTCTCTGACAGACCGAAGCTCTGTGCTGCACTTCTGGCGAATTCATCGACCTGTGCGGTCATCTTCGGAAAAGTGACATCTACAACGTTCTGAACTTCCGCAAGATCTGACCCCAGTTCCAGACACTGTTTTCCGAAATCAACCAGCTTTTTTACTCCAAAAGCTGCCGCAAGTGCCGCTCCTGCTTTTTTCGCCATGCCGGTTATCCCAACCATCTGACTTTCGAACTGATTTTTATTTACAACCAGATCAAGACCGATCTGTCCAACGCTTGTTGCTGACATATATACCACCTGCCTCTGTCACGAGGACATCGGCACAGTGGCACTACTTGTCCTGGTTTATTTTTATCTCAAATTCTTTCTTGCAGTGCCTTGCCTGACACTTAAAAAAAACACCCCGGCATTTTGCATCCGGAGCATACTGTACTTTCTGTTCGTGTCCACAGAAAGGGCATCTTACCTTTAACTTTTCAATTTTTAATCACCTCCAAGGCCTGCCATGCGCATAAATGCCATCTTCATTGCCTGCATCTGTGCATCCACCTGTTCTTTTGACGTGTGAGTCTTGATAAATTCTACATGTCTCGGTTGCCATGCATTTCGGACCCGGTGCTGTTCCGGTGTAAAATTCTCCAAAATTTCTTTACGGTCTTCCGCGCGGATAGCAGCAACTCTTCCGAGAGCCGTATCTGGCCCGATTCCTACAAGAAGATCTCGGAACTCTTCCCATTTCATTCCGGCCGGCAGCTCCCTGGACAAACGAATCCCGTACTGTGACTGAAAAGAAGACACGACCAGGTCAAAGTCTTCTATCAGATCATAGTACGGGTCACTGCTCTCCCTGTTCTTCTTCTCCCAGTACAAGTTTCATCGCTTCCTGGACAATGGTCATCAAAGATCCGGCAGACAGTTTTTTTCCATTTCTTTTCAGATTACAGATGGCCTTTACGTCTTCCGGATCAAAAATAAGGTTCATCGCCTTACCAACTGCCTCAAGCTCACTGTTTTCTGCAAAAATTCCCATCAGTCTCAGCATTGTTTCAGCATCTGCTTTTACCTCAACTTCAAGTGTTCCAATTTCTATAATCGGATTGGATTCAAATTCCAGCTTTTCTGTGATATTTACTACTTTTGCCATTTTTCTTCTCCTTTTCTGCCGGGCTTATAATGCCGGTGTTACTGTCGGTTTTCCGTTACTGATCACGTCAAATTCCAGTGCGCCTACGTTTGTGGCATCGCCACCGGAATTGTTTTTGACATCAATCACGGCATTCAGCCAGGAAATACTTGTTCCGTCAGGCATGATCCATTCAAAATAAGCTTCTGAATCGTGGCCATTTGTAAATGTTTTTCCGGCTACAAAATCATTTCCGGTATCTCCGATGTTCCTTTTACCACTGAGCGTAATCGTTACTGCCTTTGCGGTCATTAATGCTCTCTGCCATCCCTCGGCATCCATAGGAGTCCATGTCTCTACTCCATTAGAAAACGACGGAGAAAAAGTTTCCAGATCTGCAGGCATTGTAGCTGCTTCTTTGCTTGCGCCAAGCTTGAACTGGTTGTCAGAAACCGGGAATACATTGGTCTTCCCTGCAAACTTCTGAAGATTCATTTTCATGTCTCTTTACCTTCTTTCTTCTCAAAAATAAAAGCCCCTTCTATGACCATTTCATAGATGCCGGCATCATCAGTGCCAACATCCTGGACTGGATAAAAGGGCTGAAAAAACTTAATTGTTACATTGTTGATTGTTGCATCTCGCATGGCTCTAAGCTTGTCAAACAGCTCTGTAGCCGTCTTTTCTGTGTCTCTTGGAGATTTATTCCAATGCATCAATATAGTTACGTATTTCTCGCCATAGCCTTCCAGAGAGGGACCTCCAAGAGCTGTGTGGTATACGTTCTGATGCTTGCTGTTGTATACTCCTACAGATTTATCTTCCTTATCTGGGAGTTTCCCCATATACACATGTTCTGCCACATCAAGAGACGCAATGTAGTCTC